AAAATTTTATGAGTTATCTTGATCCACAGTCCCAGAAGGAAATAAAATTAGTTTTGTCCCAATTATCCACAACTGAGTTGCGACACATAATGGTGCAACAGTCAATTATTTCACATTGTAAGAAGTTTTTGGAGAGATCGTATTCTATTCGCCAACTAACAATGATGTTCGAAAATTGTTTGGATCAATACGAGGATCTAACCCAAACTCATCCCGGACTTATGGAATATTTCGGTGCGTATGATGAATCTTCTTTCAAGCAAAAAACTTTGGACGCTCTGAAATATATAGACTAAAAAAATTGAATCAGATGAAATATAATGTTACTTATTTATCAAATGAGCAACATTATAATAGAACTTTTGCATTGCGCATAATAAATGATATAAATTTGGTTAATGTTCTGTTCGAGGACTATGATTTGGAAACTGAATATTTATGCAGTCCAGAAATTAAAACATGGATTTTTTTCAAATTAATGTGTTTGATGATTCGTTCTAATTTACCGAAAAAGGAAATCATTGATCCAACCATAAAAGACGCCAATAGAAAAATTTTCACAAATTATTTGGATGATTGGACTTTGGAAAAGATCCAAGACCACTCACACATTTACAAAAAATTGAATGTGTAATTGCATTTTAAAGTAAACGTTTCAAATAACATGTTGAAAAAAAACCATCAATTTATTTATGAAGTGTCATTTTCATATCCTGATATCTTTTTAAAAAATAATGCAATTATTTTTTATCCATAACGATACTAGTAAAATATCCCTACTTAATATTTTTGTTTTTGAAGTCTGGAAACAATAGAACTGTCATTAAGTGTCGGAACCAATGTCAATCATATCAGTAGTGACGGTGATACGGCTTTAATTTTGGCTTCAAAGTGTCATAACACATCTGGTAGTTTGGAAATTGTCAAACTTTTGTTATCAAATCCTCGCACGAATTTCACCATTAAAAATTTTGAGGGCAAAATTTTTATGGATTATCTCAGAGAGGATGCTGGAAGTGAAATTAAATGTTTTCTTGAGCAATTGCAAAAAATTCGATGTAATCATATCATGATCCAACAATCCATTATAATACATGCCAATGAATTATTGTATCGGCCCAACACCATTAGAGCCTTATTATTGTGTTTTAAGCGGGATCCTGATAAACACGATCAATATGTGATCAAGTATTCCAATGTCATGACATGGCTGGGAATGTACGATAGAATGTCTTTCCAAATTAAAACTATGGAAGCTCTAAAATATATGGAATAGTTATTTATTTTTATAAAAATTGAAATAAACAATGAATTATTAAAATAACTCGGTTTAGAATATATTAGAATTTCAAGCATAATCACGATAAATGCCCACCAGAAAACGAAAATCAAAAATCAAAGCACAATACAGTTATGTAAAAATTTATGCTTGTGACAATGAAACATCTTGTAGTTATTTTTCCAAGTTGATGTGGCTCATGATACAAGAAAATTTGTACGACAAACGTGAGGCTATCATTGCGCGTGCCGTAACTTGTCCAGAAGAAATCAACCTACCAAACGAACTGGGATGGACACCTTTACATATTGCATGTCGAAACATGTTTGAGTTAAATTTATTTTGGATGGTCAAGTTTTTGTTGGATAATGGTGCTAATGTTGATCAAACAAATAAAAATGGTGATACGGCTCTAATGATGATCTTAAAGACAATTCAATATGATTGTACAAGAGATAGAATTGATGTAATCAAATTATTACTTGGTGCGGGTGCCGATATTAATAAAACAAATAATAATGGTTGGACACCTTTATTTTTTGCCATAAATTATTTGAAATCCAACAACACTGAAGAAAATGACTCAGCAGAAATAATTAAATTATTATTGGATGGTGGAGCTAATGTTAATCATTTAGATGGTTCTAATAAAACTGCTTTAATGTTGGCCACTAAATATTGTTCTGGACATACGAAAGTAATCGAATTATTGTTAGGTGCTGGGGCTAACGTTAATATAACCAATGATGAACATTGCGATTGTTTGATGCTCGCAATAAAGTATGCTAATGTACAAACAATTAAATTAATTTTGGCTGCAGGCGCCAATGTCAATACCCTAAATAACAATGGTTGGTCATCTCTAATGTTTGCAACGAAATATGTTAAATCTGAAAACACGGAGGTGATAAAATTATTGTTAAGTGCCGGGGCTAATGTCAATAATATATCAAATCATGCTTGGACTGCTTTAGCATTGGCTACCAAATATTCTGGCACGATAAGTAACTTGGACACAGTCGATACGTTATTAAATGCTGGCGCTGATGTTAATATCATGAATGTATATGGTCAAACACCTTTGATTTTGGCAGCCAAATTTTATCGCCAAACTAGTCGTCTTGAAACCATTAAATTACTTTTGCTGCATGCGAAAATAGATGTCACCATTATTGACAACAAGGGGAAAACATATTTGGATTATTTACGAGAGCCAGTCAAAGAACAAATGCAATATTTTTATCATCAAATCCAAAAAACACGAAAATTATATGATTCTGTCAAGAAATTCATTGTTTCAAACGGACAAGAATTATTGCACAGACCATCTTCCATTAGAATTAAGTGTTTGTCATGCAAATGGCAACTGGACAAATATCACATTTTATCCCAAAAATATTCCACATTAATGGAATACTTTAGTGTCACCGATGAAGATAGTTTTCGGCAGAAAATTTTGGATGTGACCAAGTTTATGGACTAACAATTAATTAATTCATAACTAATCATTAATTATAAATTAATTGTTCTCACAAGCGATCACTACTTTTAATGGGCACCAATTGATTATCCTGACACCAATCTTCATTTTTGTTACGGATGATAATTTTTATTTGGTCCAAAAAGTTACGTCCTAATTTTAATTCCTCATGATTGTCCACATAAAAGAGTTGTTTCTTGAAATTCAAGATATAATCGTCAACCATTTTCCTTTGGACCACGGACAATTGTTGTATGAAAAAAGTTGGGATTTCAGAGTAAATGGTGGCATCAATACTGAAATTATTTCCAACTAATTCACGAATTTTTTGTAACATAGTTTCTTCGATGCCCTGATATTTGTGCCCAATAATGTAAAATTCTTTGGAGAAAATATTGACTCGGGGTTTGTAAAAGATTAATTCTTGGAACAAATTGTAAAGCAAATATAACACATGATATTCAATGGTTCGATGAACGGGAAAAAAGAATTTGGCCACGAAACTACCTCCCTTGGAGAGCACAGCCAGTATTAATACTAATTCGGCCACATGTATTTTGAGCATTTCATGATGTTCTTCCGATTCCAATTCGTAAGGAATACCACAATCAGAAGTGATGAAATTAATATTCTTCAAATTCGCGCGATAATATTCCAAATTAACTGAATGAGTTATGTCGCCTGTGTTGTCTGCACCAAAGTTCCAGCGTTTGGGATACTTAGCCATTAAACCGTAATCATCTCCGAAAGCAGTACCCTCTTTGTTAGCCAGATTGGGATTCAAACTGTTGGCCATCCAGTTAAAATTTTTAATGTTGGTTTTGGTCCGTATATAATGATTGATGGCCACAATAAATGAACCAGGAGCTTCACAAATATGAAAAGTATTGAGTGTATCAATATTTTTATCAAACAAGTTGTTATTGGCCAATATTTCATACATTTTGAGCCAAGCCTGTGATATGTCACCCGTATTGTATTTTTTCACGACCATTTTTCTCAAATCCAAATCGAATTTGGCAAAAGGTCTATAGTATCTGACATATTGTTTTAATACATACCATGTAACAATGTTTCTAGTATCAATGACGCGATCTGTCACGGCAATTCTACCATTGTCATATAGAAGTATTTTGTAAGGATCATCTAAATAACCCACATGTAAATCAATAGCATCCAAGTTTTTGACAAAAGTGTATTTGAGTGATGTTGGTCTAAAATAAATATCTTCCAATAAATCCATAAAAAAGTTATAATTACGATCCACACCAATATAATCAACCTGATCGAAATCATATTCTTTGACATATTTAAATGATTCGTAAATCATGTTATTACTAAGTTTGGTCACCAACTTAGTATTTTCCACAGCATCATAACATATTTTCAAAAACTCATATTGACTGAATAGGACACGATTATTATATTCTCGAAATTGGTCATATATTTCATTTTTTATATTTAAATCAAGCAGTGAATAAATGAATGTTTCCAAACGAGGTACATCTCTCTCGGTGCTCAAAATATCCGGACCATATGTTTGAATTTTTTGATACAGGTCCAAAAGTTTGTCAAGAGAATCAGCATTAATGCCTTTGAATCCTTGGAAAATCACAACAGTGTTAATAAATTTGTATTTGGCCTGGATTTCGTATTTGTAAATATCATATGATTCGAAGAATTGTGACAAGATTAATATGAGATCCGCATAACATTTGAGTAAAATGTTCATCACAAAAAAAACAAAGTGTCCCCCAACTAACAAATTTTTCAAAGTAAATAATATCACAGCGAATTTCAATCGCAAGTGATAATATTCGTTGTACATATCAGACTTAGGTCTGATCGTGTAATCGTCTACGATCAAATAAAATTTATTCGCGAGTTGTGGTGCTTCCAAAAATTTTGGCTCAATGATGACCTTGAATTTGACAAATTGTTGTAAGTGTAAAATTTTTTTATGTAATAGATCTCCACCATACAAATGAATTTCCGGGTGATAAATGAGTGTCATGTTTACTGGATCCATACTATGTTTTCTGATATAATAATCAATTGCCTCAAAATCTGACAGTGAACTATGACCACATACTAGGATTTTTTGACCTGGTTTTATCAGGGAATAATGATGATAAATTTCGTATCGGTTAAAAAATTTGTCAGTCAATGGCCGATAAATAGTCAAATATTTATATTGTTGTTTGTATTGGAGTAAATCGTCTACCACATTTGTTGTTTTCCGAAAGAAACGATCGTGAATATAAATATGAGTGTGAATAAATGTGGTTTTAGTCACCCTGGCTGAAAAATGAACCGAATCAACCAACATATGTGGATCCAAATACCTGGACAACTGATAATATGTTTTCTCGGCTTCAGTTTTAAGATTTTTGGATGAAACATTTAATTTGATTAGTTTCTGGAAAATAAAAGGTTCAACCAAATCCTGATCAAATAATCCGTACATATTATTTTTGGATTTATCTTTGGTAGTTATTTGTAATTTGTTCATGAAAGTATCAACATAACCACCTCTTTGCCGCATAAGTCTTCCAAATCGTCTGCCTTCCAAACAATGTTGGATATCTTCAGTATTAACATTTTTTAATCCAGCTTCCAACATGGCATTATTTTTGAGATATTGGTTTGTCAGATTGTATTTGTTTTTGTCATGATGTTTGTACACAATCACTTTGCCCGATTTAATTGCATCCCGAAACAAGAATAAATCACGACAATTCAAATCAGCATAAAATAAGTAATTCATTTTGACAGGTTTACCTTTATATTCTGTTAATTTTTCAACAATTAGTTGCACAGGTTCCAAACCAATTCTGTCAATATATTCGGGATCAAAATCATGGTTGGTCATAAAAAGTATGTGTTTGAATTTTTTGCTTCGAAATGTGTGCTTAACTTTTCGGTAGGCTTTAATAATCATGAGTTCGTTGTAAGTGATTAAGGCGGAATACCAAATTTGTCCTAGAACGGTTTCTAGTTTCGTGGCCGAATAAAGTTTCAAACGTGTGGGCACCGGAATGGTACCCATTTCATACATTGATTTATATTCGATATCTGGTGACATATCATAAAAAATAAAATGATAAATGATTTTGATAGGATTATTCTCGAATCGATTGTCATGAAAAGTGGTTTGCATGATAGCCACAGGTATTTTGTTGAAAATACTAAAATCCGATACATCCATTTCAGAGTCATATCTTTTTTGGGGAAACCAAATATCAGGTGGCATGACAAAACGAATGAAGGGACTCATTTGGTCAGCATAAATAGCACATTGTGTGTACAATGTATTTAATTTACGCGACCAGTCAGAGTACTCACTACAAGCAGATGAACCTGGCATGGGTCTCTTCATGGTTCCACAAATAAAATATCTGGGACATTTTTTATATTTAGTAATATGTTTGGTATAACCAAAAACGTATTGTCGTTTGCCCTTACCAATGGTTTCCAAATGTAATTCTCCTTCCAAAAAATATTTACCTTTGATAGTGTCTTCAATTTCTTTCTTGATATTGGCTTTGACACTATCCGGTAAATGATTAATATAATATTCTTTGGCCAGCAAAGTACCATCTATAATTTCTTTGATTTGTCTCTCGGACATCACTTTGACACATCGAGTACCCATCATTTCGCTGCCCCACAAAACATTATTACAAAAATGACTCACCACTAATTGTCTGCTAGCATCATCAGATACTTGGTTAATAACATCGCTATCATGCTCATATAATATTTGATAAAATGGGTCTTCTGGTTTCTTCCGACTACATTCTTGTAATTGGTTCAATCTCTCCATGATTTGTTGATAAACCAAATCAATATTTTCATCTGGATCATCCGAATACAATTTTTTGGACTGTAAATAATAGAAAAAACTATTTTTCTCGCTAAAGTCAGAAAATGTTTTGGCATTTTGATAAATAGACAAATATTTGTAATAGCACTTGGTTATTTCATCATTAATTAATTGTTGTATTCTCGGTGGATAAGACGAAATGAGTTCATCATTAATAATCATTTGCATATTATTCATATGTTGGGATGTCAGGACTTTGACACCAATTTGCTCACCCGTCGTCAAATAATGTTGGGTGTTTTCTGCAAATAGAATAAAGTCAATTTTATTTTTTTTGATGAGATTAATTTCTGTGTTGTTGATACTGTACAGACCCGTATCAAAATAAAATATACTGGTAGGATACCTGACTCTGTAGAATTTGGCCATTTTTTTGGCAATGTTGTTTATTTCTTTCAGGGAAATATTTCGAGAGGCATTCATTGTCCTGTTATACATATTATATTGTAACATTATAAAAAGAGTTAACGATTAATGGCTCGATTTGGGATGTTTTTGAATTCAATGTTTTGGAAATATTTGACCAGCTCACAAGTGTGACTCCAATGGGAAAACATGAATAATACTATAATGTTATTTAATATTATCCTTGGAATAGATGAACGACATCACAAAAATCAAACGATTTATTGAACTAGTTATTGATCCCAATGATGAAATTTGCCGGAAAGAGGAAATGTTGGGATATTTATTTACGACAAGATTTGCGGACCAATATCAAGATGTTATTTTGCCCAAGTTACGCCAAATAGTTAGTAATCTTGTCAAAATCACGTATGATTTTTACAGTAAATTCAAACGAGAAACCCGACGCAAAGTGATTGAAGTTTGCATAGCAGAACTATTGACTTGTGACAAGTGCCGGAACACAGGTGCTGTGACATCTGATTTTGCTAATATTGTGGGTATCATTAAAGATGGTAACATTCGAGAAATATTTTTTGTTATGGATGAATTTATACATAATTGTTGTTTTATTATGTCATGGTTACTTTATTGTCATGACATTGATCATTTGGTTAAAACATATGGTTTGTCCGAAGAAAATATTATGTTGAAATTGAAATATGTAGCGGAAATCATTTCAGGATCCAAACAAAAAAATTTTTCAAACAAAACTTATTTACAAAATTTCATCAGAACATGCTTGGGTACAAAATATGATAATTATGCCGGCAAAGGAAAAATTTATCATAATATTTATCCTTGGGAAGTCGTGGAAACACCCTCTATTTGTCACTTATGGAACATGCAGGAACGAACATATTATTCGCATAAACTTTTGTTTCAGTTAGAGTATCAAAGAAATGCGGATCATCCGAAGCAATACAAACCATATGGCGTGGAAATTGGTGATACTTCGGTCTTTGATCCTCCCGATATTTGTTATGATAATAAAAAATCTTATCGTGACAGTATCAAAATAGATGATGTTCAGTTGCCTCCATTGAGTTTGCGCGAACTAAATTTTCTGAAACAAACCAATCGGGATGTGGAAATTAATCGTTTGGCCAACTGGAAAGGAGGCTGTTGTTATTATTATGTTAAAAATGATACGGTCACTTACAAAATTAGTTTGGACAAACATAAACCTCGAATGACTTCCTATTCTGGTCACATTATTTTGGATTTCGAATTACTCAGTTTGTTGGATCCTGATTTTGAATCGTGGAAGGGCATTTATTTATTAATTATCATGGCCACCATGATACCCTATTGTCATCATAGCACGCATGAAATTTTTTCCACGGCAACATATTGGGGAATTGATTATGATATTGACGAAAATTATTATCAAAATTTCATTCGATTAATTGAAAAATATATACCTAACGAACTTATCAATCATGATAATTTGAAACATTTATTAGAGATTGCTCAAACCGATGTTAATGGAGCATTCAGCGGCCAATAAAAATTGCATATAAATGCTCACTTGTTTGTGAAGATCCAGGTTATCATCATAAATATTGAATCAATCAATACGTATTCTATATTGATTGATTCAGAGACAAACTTAAATTTCCCAACCGGAATTGACCGAATGCTATCCTGATGCCATAATCTATTGTGGCATTATTGATGAGACCACATTTCGAATGAAAGTTTTAGATGCGGTTAAATATTTGTACTAATTTACAACTATTCTTAGCATTTGTTAGTATTAAAAAAATTAAAATGGATAATACTGGCCAGATTAATGATTTATTCCAAAATTATGATTGCGAAAAAATATATCCATGCAGTTCACACAATAAATGCAATCATTTTTACAAACTGATATGGTTTATTATCCAAGAATATTTACCAAATAAACGAATTATCATCACAAAATATATGTCAAACCATCTTGAAGAAATTAATCAATCAAATGCCTTGAAATGGGTGCCTTTATATTTTGCATACCAAAATAGTCAAAAACTTGATTTGTTGTGAATAGTTAAATTCTTATTGGAAAAAATGTCAATGTTAACCAAATCAGTACAGATGGCTGCAGTATTACAAACCATCATTCCGCATTGTCAGGAAATGTCATATTGTCCAAGTTCTATTCGTGTCATTTTGATGTCATTCAAATGGCATACGGACAAGTATCTGGAATGCTTGGATGCCTATCCTTGTCTAATTGAGTATTTGGGTGTTTATGATGGATCTTCTTTTAGACAAAAATTTTGTTCGCCATAAAATACATGAAATGAGAACCAAATATTTGGATTGTTGGAGATATTGAATTTCAATATAATTAAAATTCAATATGCGTTTCCAAAAATGTTATATTTATGCCGTTATATTATAATGAGCCAATTAGAAGAACAATTTGATTTGGCGCCACAAATTGATGAGCCCATGAATTCATTTAAGGTTGTACATTTACACAACAAATCGGAAACTTATCATTTGACCAGACAAGTTTTGTTGGATTCTGTACTGACCCAATATACGTACTGTTTTTTCTATCATATACTGGCCAAAGATCCGGAAGAATTTAATGATATATATGGATCATTTGCCTGTTTGATACCCCAAAACATTATCGAAGCCAATTTATATTTGAACGTGGATAGTATGGCTTTGGAACACATTATTAAGTATATCCAAACCAGCAAACTCAATCAGGAATTCATTTATGCCACCGACTGTCATAACATTAATGAAATCATTGATTTAGCTACCATGTTTGGTATGCCTAATTTGGTAACCATGTTGCGGAACTTACAACCCAGTCACATTCATGTCAATAAAAGTTTGACTGATATCAAAAAAATTAGTTGTTTGTTTGTGGAAAAAATTACGCACCAAATGAATTTACCAAATATAAACCAATATACCAACGCTTTTGAGAATTTTTTTGATAATCATAGTGACAACATCATTAATAAATATTTTGATGGATCAGTATCGAATATTTTCCTGAATGGTAAATGGTTGGAATATTTTACCATGATTGTCTCCTTTGTTCTTAGGGAAACATCACAACATGAAATTTCAGTCACCGAATCTGAGATAATATCCACGGAATACTTACAAAATTTGAATTTGTTTAATTTAAATTATTTGGATCAACTAAATGAAGATTTACTGGCCAACGCCACGAATCACAATGTCAACACACTCGAATTATCCGAATCAGATTAATTTTTCAATTTCTTGACACTGCCACTACTAAATTTTTCTCTCTCTTGTGGTGTCAAATACTTCATACCCAATTTTTCGAAAATTTCTTTCTCAGATTTCACTTTAACAGGTGTTCTGACACCATTCTCGTCCACTTCATATAAACCATACTCATTAAGCAACATCCCACGTTTTTTGGCCTCGGTACGCATGACGGTATTAAGTTCATACGGACCAGTAAAGTACAACATGGCTGCGGGCAAACTATCATACGGAATGTATCTAATATCAATTCGTCTAACCGGATTATTTTTGTATTTACAGAAACCCATATACTTAATATTGAAATTTTTATCGGTCATATCATCTAATAAAAATCCATTTTTGGTTAGGTTGGCCACAAATATTTCCAAATAAGGTTTTAAATGATATTTTTCTGGCTTGATAATATACTGAGTGGTTTTGGCTTTGGGATGATACATGAGCACATCAACATCACCTGCCGTCTTTTTGCCCCGTCGATATGACCCACAAATCATAATTTCCAATTCTGGATCAATTTTGTGTGCTTCTTTAGCCAAATATTTTTCAATGGCAGCAATTTCTTTCCGTGGAATGTTACCCTGTACAACACCATGATATTTTAAACCTAACAAAATGAGTTTGTTTACTTTGATTTTACCCTGTTTGATGGCTTTCTTCAGTTCGTCAATACTTCGAATGTTATGTTCGGTTACCAATTTTTTTGCATTGGAACTGCCAATGCCGATGACTTGTTCCAGTTCTTGAATACTGTCAATTTTTTTTTGTTTATCCTGGTCATACTTTTGTTGTATCTCACTAAGCTTGCCAGTTTCCAGAATTTCCTTGATGCGCCGTTTGGTTCCTTCGCCAATTCCAGCAATACCTTCCAAATCAGAAACATCCGTAATTTCGAAATCCAATTTTTTTAGTATGGCCAAAATTTTTTTAACTGTTTGCAACCTATATTTATGCATATTCATTTCTTTGACATTATTTTCCACTTGGGCATTGAGATATTCAGCTTCAATTTGTTTAATCAGTTTATTAAATTGGTCAATGATAACTGCATTCATGTTTATAGCATTAAATTAGGAAATTGTTTTAAGTCGTTAAATTATCATATATTCTAAACCAAATCAATAAAAAATTGATTAAATAATCACATAAAT